TGTAAGCGCGCGGCGGAATTGGCACTTCTTGATACGAGTTTTGGCACTCACTCCTCTGAAGCTGGGTTGCAAGACGTTTGGCATCGCCCGGCTATGCTGGGTCAAGCATCAATAAAGGAGAGACGCTATGAAGCGGATTTCAAAACAAAGGCTCGTCGAGCTGGCCAATGAGCGCTTGCTTCCCTACCTAGAAGAGACCCCAGGACTTGCGGTGCTGGACGCTGAAACAAAGGGGTCAACGCTGATTCTTTATGGGGAGTGCTTTCTAACTGAGGGCGTCTCGGCAACAGATAAAACCGTGGATGCTCTGCGCATCTATGGTGAGATTGCTTATGAGCTGGGACAGGACTACGAAGTTGAATAGGGACCAAACCAAGGATGGGGCCTCTTGACTAATACTGTATATATACACAGTATTCGATGACCCACCCACCCTGGAACCATCCGATGAGCACATACGCCCACATTTCGCTTTTCACCATGAGCCCCGAGCAGTGCGCCGAGGCGCGGCAGTTACTCGGGTGGAGCGTCGACAAGCTGGCCAATACCTGTGGGGTCAGCTCGCTCGCCATCGAGCAGTACGAAAGCGGCTTTCGCAAGCTGCGGCAGATCAGCCTGCAGGCGATTGCCTATGCCTTTGAGTCTGAGGGACTGGTGTTCTTTCCAGGCGTTCCGCCCATGCGTGGGGAGAACATGAGGGGTGCCTGCCCCGATCCACGCCGATCTGCCGAAATCGGAATGCTCGACTGAAGCCCGCACATGCGGGCTTCTTTCTTTATGGGCCGTACCTCCAGTGTCCCCCGATACGCACGCCGGCCCACATGAGCCAGGCGCGCCAGCGGGCGACGCCGCTGGAGCGTAGGGCGTTGTAGAACACCTCGTCGGACTGCCGCCGGGACAGGTTGGCGGTGCTGTAGAGGTAGTCATGGATCACCGCCGGGCCGTTGCCGTAGCCGACCACGGCGGCGTACAGCAGCAGCGCTCCGAACCCGAAGGCCCCTAGCGCTGCACCCGCCATCGTCAGGAACGGCCAGTCTAGGAGCAGCCCGAGGCCGCCGGCTGCCAGGCTGACGCCCAGCAGGATGACGGCCAGGTTGCGCAGTGGTCGGACGCTGGCGAAGTCGGTGTCGAAGCGACCGGGGACCTGGATCAGTCCCTGGCCGGGGTCCTGGTAGAGGAATGGGGCCAGCAGGCGCCAGGTGCCGTCGTCCAGTTGCTCGACCTGCAAGGGCATCGGGAAGCGCTTCATCATGGCCACCACTTGTCGTCGGCGTAGTCACTGGGGATAGCGGCCTTGTCCTTCAACTGGCGGGCGGCGTAGATGAGCGCCTGCTTGCGGGCTGCCGCCGCCTTGCCGAACTCCACCACCGTGGGTGCGTCCATGGGGACCAGGCTGTTATCGGCAGCAATCCAGGTGAAGTCCTGGTCGGGGTCGGACCAGCGCAAGTCGCCCGCTTTGGCACCGCCAACGATGGCCATAAAGGCCAGTTGTGCAGCGCCGGTGATGTTCTCGCGGTCGGCCGGCCTGGACTGGAAAGTAGCCCCTTTGAATCGAATACCTGAGTCCATGCGCCTATCGCGCTCGGTATCAACGTCCGTTCGCGCTGGCTGGTAGGCCGGACTGCAATGCGCCTCAATCTCCGGCGCGGTCATAACTACTAGCCCTTCTGGGATGAATTCATCCTCGGAGCCATCAACGGGGAACGCGAAAACTTCGCCATTACTAGGATTGCGTAGAAATTTCATCAGCGAAGCTCCCACCATTGAAGCATGGATGTATTCGAGCTAACCGAGTAGGTCGCCCCGACCGGAATGGTTACCGATAAACAGTGTGAAAAAGCCATGTTGCCAATGGCTGGGCCACCCAGCGCCTGGCCATTGATAGTGACCCCGAGAGTCGACGACGGAGCGCCAGCCGTCACCAAATACAGCTGTATTGGCCGGCCAGTGGCATTCGTGTAGGTCGTCGCCAAGACCCGGTTGGCCAATACGTTGGTCCAGCTCTGCCCGTCGCCTAGCGTTCTCGGGCGCGCTTCTAACGCCTCCACCCGTGTGGCCAATGCAGCGTAGGCTGTAGAGAGGGCGGCGGCGTCTATGGTCCCGGCGTTGGCGATCCCACCTCCCATCTTGATGATCCAGCAGCCGGTCACGTTGAGCGGGCGGGTTTCAGTTCCGCCCTTGTCGTAACTTGTGTATCCGCCCCCAATATCACCGCCACCGCCAACCTGATTGGTAAAGGCGATCTTGGTAGTTACCGCACCGGCCGCCGCGTTTATCGAATGGTTGTGCGCCTTGAACTCGTCGAGTTGGATGGCACCAGAAACGCCAGCAGACAGCGCTCCGTCGCCCCGCATGAACACCGCCCCCAGCGACCCCACTGCCTTGCCGTTGTAGTCAGGAAGGCGGAACGTCGTGCTGCCGTCGCCGGCCGTGTACTTGCCACGCTCGGTGGCGGTGCTTTGCCAGGTGGCCTCCGCCACGGTCGGCACGGTGCCTGCCTGAATCCCCGCCCAGGCATCGGGATAGAGCGCCCTGGACAGCGCTTGGCCATCGGCCGGGGCATAGCCGGCCGGAATGGTCGCGCGGTTCGGCCACCATTGCGGCATGAACAGGGGGACCGCTGCATCGGAGGCCCCGGCCGGAGTGAAGAGCACCTGAAGCGTCGTATTGGCGGCCGGCGATCCTCCCGTGCCGCTGACGTAGACGACCGGTACGGAGCGATAGGCGCCGTTGTCTACCAGGTCTCCGGTCACACGGAATCGGTGGGTCACTGCGCCGCTATCACGCCCCTGGAGACAGATGCTGTCCCCGGCGCGCATGAGGTTGAAGCTACGGCTGTAGTCCAGTCCTTCGGCGCTGGCCTCGGCGATCAGCAGCGTGGTGGCGTTGGCCGGGGTTGCGTGGTTGAGGGCGACATAGCCGTTTGCCGGGCCGCCCGATGTGGCCGTGCTCCACTGCCATTGGCCAACGTTCAGGGTGCCGCCGCGCAGTGTGCGAACGGCTTTCAGTACCTGGTCGCTTTGCGATTCGCTCGGTTCCAGGCCGGCGGCACGAATGACATTCAGCAGCTCATCGGTGACCAGGTTCGCCCAGCCCGCAGGGTCGCGGGAGGCGGGTATGCCCAGCAGTGGGTTGCCGTCGGTGAACTTGCCATTGAGCAAGCCGACGGATGCGTCTTTCGGGTAGTCCATCAGGTGTCTCCGTAGGTAAAGGTGAGGATCGATCCAGCCGGCTTGCGCTTGTGCATGACGCATTCGAACTGGCTGTCGCCCCATACGCGGTAGGGTTCGCCCATGGCGCTGCGGCCGTGGCGGCGCTCGATGACCAGGCTCATGGGCAGGTTGAGTTGCCAGGCGTTCTCCCAGTCTTCACCGCCGTAGGGCTCGCCCATGCGGGCGCGGCCGTAACGCCTGGCGCCAAATTCGGTGATGGTGGCGTTGGGGTAGCCCATGACCTCGGCCAGGGCGAGGAAGTCGGCGCGGGCCATGCCGCCGGCATCGAGCAGCCTGGCCAGGACGGCCTGGACGCGCTCCTGGACGGTTTGCGAGCCCTGGACGCTGCACCCGTCCGGCAGGCCCAGCTGGGTTTCCCAGCGCTCCAGGGTCTCGAAGGCCTCGCCCGCGTCGGTCTCGTTGAACAGGTCGAGCCCCCGCCGATGGGCGCGGGCCAGGGAGGCGCCCAGGGCAGCGAGCAGCCGTGCCAGGTTGCTTTCGGGGTCGCGGGTCCAGGCGCTGCCAGGGGGTAGCAGTTGGGTAGCCTGGCGCCCGTAGCTTTCGGGCGTCACACCGTCCATTGGATGCCTCCGAAGGTGGCCAGCTTGCCGGTGGTGGCGGTGACGTCCGCCGTGGGGGCCAGCACGCTGTTGTCGCTCTCGCCGGCCGCGATGCTCACCGCTTCGCGGATGCGGCTGATGAGCAGCGGCCCACCCGGTACGGCGTCACGGCGGTGCAGGTCGCGCAGCTCGGCCTCCACGGACGCCTGGACCTGCGGGGTGTTTGGCACCAGACGTATCCGGTACTGCACGGGCTGGGCCTCGGGCGGCACTACATAGACGGAGCGGCGGCCCGCCGGGCGGCGCTGGTCGATGTAGGCGGTACAGGCCTCGATCACGGCCGGCCCTGGAATCGGGTCGGCGTTGTTGTCGCAGGCCATGCGCACGGTCACGCTGCCGGCCCCTTGCTCGTGCTCGGTCGCCCAGGCGCGGGTCACGGAGGGGTGGGCCTCAAGGGCCCAGGTCTCGTAGTCCGCCAGGCTGCCGCCCTGGGGTGGCTGTGACATCCGCCGGCCGACCCGCTGGCGCAGGCCGTCGAGGGTTTCCTCGTCTTCGCCGCCAGTGATGCCGCCCGCCGCGACGATGGCCACGGAGCTGATGCCCGCCACGGGGCTGACCAGGTTGAGCCGCACGCCTGCTGCCAGGTTGCCGGCCTGGCCGGCATTCTGTGCCTGGACCCGGACCTCGCCCGTGGTGCTGGCCAGCACCAGGTCGGCGGTGGTGAGGTAGACCTGGTCCTGGGTGTACTGGATGGCCGTGCCGGCGGGCAGTCGGGCCCCGGCGCTACCGGTCACGGTCAGCGACCCGGCGGCCACGGTGGGCTGGCGATACCAGAGGCCGTAACGGCGGGCCCAGCGCTCGACGCCCAGGGCGTCGGCCTGCTCGTCCGGGAGGAAGTTGCGGTGCAGGTAGTCAAGGTGCGCGTGGAGCCCGTTGACGGCCCCGGCCTGGGCGAAGGCCAGCACGCCCAGGACGGTGCGGCGGGTGCGGGCCTGGGTGCCGGGGAGCCAGGTCTCCAGGTCGGAGCTGATGTCTTCGCGGGTTTCCAGAAGCGTAGGGATGGTGAACGCCATTCAGAGGTTCTCCCACAGCGTGTCGAATTGATGGTTGAGGGTCGAGCCGTCGCGGCGATTCACCGTCAGCTCCAGGCGCAGCACGCCGCGCATTGGCACTGAGACCTGGACGTCGAGTGCGGCGCCGATGCCGTCCTCGATCAGCCAGGCCAGGGACTCGCGGGCGTATTCGCGGGCCCGGCGCAGGGTCTCGGGGATGTCCTTCTCGCGGTTGAGCAGCCAGAGGCGCGAGCCGATCTGGTCGCCGTCCACACGGGGCCAGGCGTCACCGACCCAGCCACGCCGGTCGCCGTCGTCGGCCGGCAGGACGTCGTCCAGCCGGGCGCGGCGGTCTGAAAACAGGCTGATGACGGCCGCCGTCTGGAGCCCTTCCTCCAGGACCAGGTCGCCGCCCTCGATGGCGAGGTCGGCCTCGGTGCCGTTCCATACCAGGGCGATATCACTCATACCGGCGTCCCCGTCATGCCGGGGCCAGGCATCACAGCGCCGTGGACGTGGCCCACCTGGCTGATGCCCTGGGCGATCTGGTCACCCTGGGAAACGATCTGGCCCGTGGCGGTGAGGGTCGGCGTGTCGATGTTCACGCCCTGGGCGGCCTTGATGTTGAGGGTATGGGTCTCGATCTCGATCACCCGACCGCGCTTGAGGTGGACCTTGTCCTGCTCGTCGGTGTAGATGGCCACCTCGCCGCCGGCCATTCCGGTCAGGCGGTAGCGCCGGTCCCCGCAGCTCACCACCACGCTGTGGGCGCGGTGGCCACCGACCGACAACACCAGGGCTTCGGCGCCGCCCAGGGGGTTGGCGGTGAAGCCGTAGGGCTGCCAGTGCTCCACGTCGTCCAGGGTCTCGCCATCCATGATGGTGATCTGCAACGCCTGCATCTTCGCGGCGTCGTTCACCAGGGCGACCACCCCGCGCGTCACCATCAGCGCCAGGCGGCGGCGCAGGGCTACCAGTGTGCGGTTAGAAAAACTCATCCACGGCCTCCGGTTCGGGTTGTGGGATGACGTCCAGGGCCTCGCGTGGCTGAACCGTCAGCTCGGTGCGCTCGCCCCGGTCGTCGAGGATGTAGGTCACTTCGGTGATGAGGCGCTCGGCCCCGTTGAGGTACTGATAGGGATCGTCCACCCGCACCATCAGCCCATGGCGCCACAGCGCGCCGTTGCTCTGCCGGTGGCCGTCCAGGGTGTAGGTGATGGACTGCGAGCGCCCCCAGCGGGAATTGCGTTCCCACTCGATGCGGGCACGGGCCCCGGCGCCGTCCAGGGGGTGGTCGGCGATCACCGTCAGGGGCCGGTGGCGCTTCATGCGGTTGTCCGTGGCGGTGGCCTTCACCGCTGCCGCGCTCTCGCCGAAGAAGTCGTCGTTGCCCTTCTGCTGGCCCTTGAGGGTGTAGGTGCTGAACACGTCGCTAAAGTCGCGGCTGCCGCTGGCCTGGAGGATGTTCTGCCCCAGGGCCAGCTTGTCGTGGGCCCGCTCGCGGCCGGCGCGGGTGATCAGCAGGCGGCCCCGGCCATCGGTGACCAGGAGCACGCCACGGATAGCGGCGGCCTGGCTGAGCATTTCGAACACCGTGTCGCCGTCGTTGGGCTTGAGGGACTGGAACGGCGCATTCGCCCCCGCCTGGTCCACCACCGTGATGCCGAACGGCGCGGCCAGTTCGCGGGCCACGTCGGCCAGCCCTCGGCCGATCCATTGCGTGGTGGGTGCCGAGCAGTCCACCAGGTCGGCGGTCTTGTCCCGGCCGGTCACCTGGAGGCGGTGCTCCTGGGCGCTGTAGGTGGGCATCACGCGGTCGACGTAGCCGGTGATGAGCAGCTCGCCGTTGTAGAGCAGCTCACACGGCTCGCCCTCGGCCACCTGGCGCCGCGAGGCCTGGCCGGCCCAGCGCTCGGTCAGGGCCAGTTCGAACTGGCCGGCGAGCTGCTGCATGCCCAGCTGGACGCGGTAGCTCTGCCAGCCGCCCCACTCACGGCCGCCAATGCGCAGGGTGACTTCAGGCATTCTTCAGCACCTCCAGCACGCTGCCACCCGGCACGAAACCGGGGTGGGCGATGCCGTTGCGCGCCACGATCTCGTCGGCGCGGCGGGCATCGCCGTAGAGCCGATGGGCGATCAGCAGGGCCGGCTGAGTCGTGAGGGGGCGGTACGACGACAGCGGCGCCAGGCTGGCGGCGCGCTGGTTCATCTCCAGGGCCACCTGGGTGGCCAGGTTCGCCAATGGCCGGTAACGGCCCTGGGCGGTCTCCAGTTGCTGGCGGTCCAGCTCCACCAGGACCTGGTCGCGCACCCCGGCGGCCTGGTCACGGCTGGTGTAGGTCAGTCCGTCGAACGGGCGCCCGGTCTCGTCCAGGGGGCGGCCGGTTGCCAGGCGCGCCGCTTCGGTCACGGCCGCGCGCTCCACCAGGGTATAAACCGCCTCCTGGTTGATGGCCTGCTGGGCGCGGCTAGGGGTCACGTAGCCGCTGGGGCGAACGGCCTTGGCCTTCTTGCCGAGGTTGAACAGTGCCGCTTGCGCGCGGAATGCGGCCCACGGGTCGGTGGTGCTGCTGAGCCCCCGGACCATCCCGAGGATGCTGTAGGCCAGGTTGCCCGGTGCCGCGATCAGCCCTTGCAGGTTGCCGGTGAGGCGCCCGGCCAGGGTGGAGAACCGCCCGGCCCCGGCCAGCAGGCCGCCCGCTTCGGTGATGTAGGTGGTGGCGTTGCCCAGGGCATCGATGGCGCCCTCGGCCACGAAGCCGGCGTAGTCGGCCACGTTGAAAGCCTCTTCGAACTCCACCAGCGCGTCGGCCTGGGCGACGTCCGCCGCCTCGTTCACCAGGGCGCCGGGCACCTGGCTGTCGTCGGGGTTGGGCTTCTCGCTGGTCTCCACGAAGGTGGCCGTGATGCCAGCCCTTCCGCCCTGCTCGGTGGACTCTTCGCAGGTGTAGCCGTCCAGGACGGAGACAGACAGCTCGCCGTAGTACGGGTGAACCAGCGTGCCGGGGCCGGCTGCCTCCAGGGCGGTGATGAGCTGGTCGCGCCGGCCCATGTAGTCGGCACCGAGCAGCACCATTTCCAGGGTGAAGCGGCGGGCGCTGCGGCCCAGGTCCTGGGTGCCGGCCTCGTCGCGCAGCGGGTACTCATTGAGCACCGTGCGCCGGCCGCCACTGCGGCTGGAGCGCTTCAGGTTGAAGGGCACGCCACGGAACGAGCCGGGCCGGTAGTCATCGCGCCAGGCCATGCTCAGAAGCCCTGCCCGCCGGTATAGGTGGAGGTGCTCAGGTCGACGCCTGCGCTTTGCAGCTCGGTGACCCGTGGGCGCCCGTCGCTCTCGATGCGCACGGTGATCTTGCCGTTGACCTCGGACTGGCGGGCGTTCTGGAGGGTCTCGTACAGGCGATTGAACAGCCCGGCCATAGGGTTGGCTTCGCTGATGGCCTTGCGCACCAGGATGCTGGTGGACTCGCTGTCACCGTGGAGGGCGTCATAGGCCATGCTGCCCAGGGTGGTCTGGCGCCGGGCCGCCTGGCTGAGCTGGTCGTCGATGCGGCTGCTCAGCAGCGTCCCGGCCCCGTAGCCCGCTGCGCCGGCACCGGCCAGGGCCAGCCCTTGCAGGCCCAGGCGCCCGGCGGCGCCCAAGCCAGCCGCGCGGCCGGCCACCTTGTCCAGCGGGCCGGCGCCGCCCAGGCCATCGCCGGGCATGTTGACGACGTAGACCGGGGTCACGCCGGCCATTTCCTCCAGGGCCTTGCCCGTAGCGACGCCGGCCGCCGTGCCGCCCAGCTTGCCGGCCAGGCCCTTGAGCGCCTTGCCGCCGTAGCGTGCGGTGCCAAATATGCCGGCAGCGCCCACCGCGCCGCCCAGCAGGATGTCGTTGCCGCTCAGGCCCAGGCCGCCATTGTCCTTGCTGTCGAG